CTTTTACCTGTTTGGTTTCATGTTAGCAAGCTCAAATCTTGCATCATTTGCAATTTCTTGCTTTTCAAGTGAAGTATCAGCACGTAATTCTGCTAAATCTTCGTTCTGTTGCATTTTTTGTTGATCAGATTGTTGTGCTTGAAGTAGTTTAGCTCTATCAAGTTCTTGTTTAGCAGTTGCTTCTTCCTGTTTACGTTGATTCTCCATTGCTTTTAAATCAACTTCTCTTGATTTTAGTTTTAATAACGGATCAGAATCAAATTGTGATGTTATTTCTTTTTCTTCCTTCATAAAATCACCTGTCATCTCTGCAATCAACACAGCTTTTCTAGCTTCAATACCTTGAGTCATCTCAGCCAACTGTTGTTGTGCTTGAGGGTTAACTGCTGCTTGTTGTGCAAGCTGTTGCATCTGCATCATCTGTTCTCTGTATTCTAATTGTACTTGTTCTGTTGCCATCAAACTAATATGTTCTAAAATATTTTTTTGTATTGCTGCCATAACCGGTGGATTGTTTCTAACCAAGTTAAGTGACATAAAATTTAAGTGCGCTGTAACATGTGCTCTATGATCTTGTGCTGGAAATGCTTGAAATTGTTTTCCACCCAATGCATCAATGTGTTCTAATGATGGATCCTTAGGTGCTTTTGGTGGCGGTGGTGGTAGAATTCTATCTATATCTTTTATACCAAGTGCCTCATACATTTTTCTAAATGCCATGTACAAATTATGTATTTGCGGATTTGACATTGCAAGTTGTAATCCAGTTTGAGCTAAAGATATTCTTTGACTCATTGAGAATATGTTTGGATCCGCAACCGGTAATACATCGACTTTATCATCAAAGTCTGCAACCTTAATATTCTTCTGTCCTCCTACAACATCGTACGGATACTCTGGTGGTAAGTATGTAGAAAATACTTTGGCCAGTAATTTAAATTCTGATTTTAATCCCACATATAATCTTTTATGGATTGCTGACATAACTCTAGAACCACGTTCTAAAAGAGCCACAGTCGTACCAACAGCCGCCTGCTGGTTCCCGTCACCGACTTGCATGTCAGCAATTGACGCGAATCTCTGTCCTGCTTGAACAACTATTCCCATCAACTGTAATAATGTAGCTGAAGGTTCTTTGTATGGAAGGAATACGAAAGCATCTTTTAGATTACCGCCTGGAGTGTCAACATCTTTAAATTCTCCTGGCTGTATTGGTGTAGCATCATCTTTGACTCTAACACCTCTTTGTTTAAAACCTGCTGGTAAATTTGATAATGTACCTGCGTCTAACAACTGACGGAGAGCCGCCGTTGCCGTACGACTCAATCCGCCAATCATATGTATCAATCCAAATCCGTAAAATCCTAGTCCTGGCAGAAATTTAAAGTGGACAAAATATTGGATCTTAGCTTTAAGTGGATCATTGGGCGCGAAGTTTCGTCTTACCGACAAAACTTTTTGACTACCTTCTTCGATTGTAACGACGTAAGGTAATTTTATTTCAGTTGGTTCTCCATCCTGACCAACATCTTCAAAACCTTCTAAATCTAAATTAACATGACACTCTAACAACGTATATAAATTTTCTGCTTTAGATGTTCTTGTTACACCTTCTAATTCACGTTCTTTATCTGTTACTTTATCTGCATCTGATACGTCAGATGGTTTTGATAATTCTATGTCTGAATAAAAACCATTTACTTGTTGTTTTCTTAAATCATTTTCAGAAATTTTAATAACATGGATGACTGATTCCGCATCGTCTAATGAAGTAGCCGTATATGGCACAACAAGGTCATCTGCAGGGACAAACTTAGAAACTGCTCGTCCTAATAAATCATCATAGTAAACTTTTTTAAATGTCGAACCTGCTAGAGGTAAATGAAATAACATCTGATCAAATTCTGGCTCATACTCTTTCATTTGATCTAAGATTTGGTAATTCATAAAATCTTTTACTCTTTGAGACTGTTGCTCTTTTTGAGGACTTGATACACCTAAAATTTGTGTTCTAACCGGTCCATCACTTGGTAATAATTCTTTGTAAGCTAATGCTTGAAACTGAGTTACAGCTTCTGCTAATACTGGGTGCGTTGCACCTGACGCTCCTTGGAAAGGTTCGTTACGATTGTCGTATTTAAAACCTAAAAGATCTAAACCATTGATATAAGAACTTTCCCAATCTTTTCTTGATGATTTATAATCTTGATAGTCACCTCTAAGTTTTGATCCTAAAGGATCTAAAGTTGTTTCTGGTAATATGTCAGCTAGGTTATCGAAATGTGATTCCGCACCTGCTTGGTTCACGGCACCCGGGTCAAAATTAATAGTTGCACCACCATCTTCTTCTGGTGTTACTTCTACCGGTCCCTGTTCTGTTTCTTGCTCCGCAACATCGACCTCTTGTTCCTGCCCAGGAACTTCTAACTCGGTACGTGTGTTTGGGAGAGCTTTATCTATTTCTGCCATTTAATCTCCGTTATCGTTTCTTAACATTATTAAACAAAGAACGCAACCCTTGTGAATCAGGGTTCATTGACTTTGTCATTGCGCCTTCTGGATCACCACCCGATAGTCCTGCTATACCACCACCTGCCATATTTGCAATGCCTCCGGCATCAGCTATTTTTTGAGTTTGATCTTGTATTTTAAAAAAATCTCTAACATCATCGCGCCCTGTTACAGGTTTACTACTAGTATCCCCAGGAAAATTTATAGGGGTATATTTATAATTAAATTCTTTAGGATCTCTTCCATAACCAGTTAAAATTTTATCTATGTCTTGGTCACTATAACTAGGAGATAATTCCTTCATTTCTCCCATTTTTTTATTTGTATATCTTGTATCAAAAATTGGGGCTGTAGTAAAATCTGGTAATATACTTCTGTTTGCTTCCTGCGTTTTTAAAATATCTGTAGCCATATCTTGATTACGAAGAATCTTAGGATCTGCTATTGTTTTTGTTATATTTTCTATAACATTAAAACCGCTTGGTTTTTCTAATTCATTTATAGTCATGTTAAGTTGTTTTAATTCTTTTTCTCTAGACTGCATATCCACACCTTCAAAACTTTCTAAATCTAAGTTATCTTTATTCTGTTCTAATGAATATTGTCTATTGTATAATTTTGACATTGCATCGGATTGTTTATAAGCCGTTGCTAGTTGTTTAAGTTGATCTATATCAACACCACTTCCTTTTAATCTATCAAATTCCATAGCTTCTACATCTTGTTTCCATTTAGGACCAAGTATTAGATTTAAATTATTACCAATAGCTTCTTTTAATGGTTTACCTGCCGCTACATCATAACCAACAGAACCCGCTGCTATTGCAGCCTCAAATAATAATGCTTGCGGACCTACTAAACCTTTTAATGACAAAGCACCTTTACCAAAGTTTAAAATTTTTTGAGCTGCAGATAATTCTGCTTTAGTTCCTTTACCTGTTGACACAATTCTTTCTAATATTTTTTTACCTCTAACATTACAAGAACTACCATTACTAAAATTAATTCTACCTCCATTAGCTGATTTTATTCCGCAAGCTAATTCACCTACTAGATTAGTTACTTGTTTTTTAAAATATTTTTCTATCTCTGGTAAGTTCTTCGTAATGTTTTCTACGTTCTTAGGTTTGATTAATCTTTTTATATCAATTCTTGCGTCTTTAAAAACACCTGGATTATTTTTTATGTAGTTTCCCCATTTAGTATCTAACTTAGATGCGTTCTTTAAACTTTTTAACATTTCATCTTTTATATTTAACGTTTCAAAACTACCAACACCTTTATTAATTTTATTAATTTGATTAGGTCCTACTTGACCGGTAACAAATTGCTTATCAGGAACACTACCTATATTTAATTTAAATTTTTTAGCTATTTTCTCAACAGCTCTTTTTTGTTTTAATCCTTTTTCTCCACCCATTTGTACTGCTTCTCTGTATCTATTGTTTAATGTTTTTTTAAAACCGTTGTTTAAATTTTGTTCTAGGATATTAACGTTTGTTAAATCTTTTGCACTGGCATTCATAAATGCTTGAATAGTAGCTTTATCTAAAGGGTGATCCAGAGCTGTAACAATTTTAAAATTGTCATCAAGGTATTTTTTTAATATTTTATATTCAGCAAGATTTTTTTGCATTGCTTTAAATTTAGGGAGATCATAATTAGGGTTAGGTGTATTTGTTCCTTTTATTTTTGCTCTACCAAACGTATCAAATATAAGATCTTTAAAACCTTGTTTATCAGTTCGTGTTACAGAATCTGGATAACGTTTTTTTGTTTGTGCACCTCTTCTATCCGGGTTCCATTCTCCATATTCTATTATATCGTCTCTAAATTTTCTTCTAAAATTATGTCTATCATTTGAACTTTCCATTTCATCTAAATTTTGAATTTTTAGTTTTGTCTTACGGTTTTTTTCTAAATTAGATTTTTTAGCCCATTCTTTTGCAGCATTATCTACATACTCTTTTGTGTGTTTCTCATACAACTTGTTAACAGAATCCTCTGCTTTTTTTAAATTGGCTTTATTTAATTTTGTTTTATCTAAGGGTATTAATTTTTTAACTAACTTACCTGCGTTTTCGTCAGCATATCCGATTCGTCCACCTTGAGCCATGTTCCGTGGTTCTTGGTCCATGGGGCTCGGATCATCACCATAGATATCCTGTAACTGTTTTACTCTGTCTAGTATATCCATTATTCCCCTAGCATGGCAGCTAGTCCGCCTGTTGCGTTATTTTTTCTTCTAGTTACTTTATCAAACTCTCCTTGGAATTCTAAAGTATCTCCTTTTGTCTCTAATAATTTGTCATATGCATCAGGATTTTGTCTTCTGTTTTTAAGCATTGTAAGCACTGTACCTTGCATTTCTTTATCTAGTTCCATTATTTGATCAATCATATCTTCATCTAATTCAGGATAATTTTTTTCTAATTTTTCTCTACTAAGTTTAAAACCTTTTGGCATAGGAGGAACATCAATAAATTCTCTTTCTGTTGTTTTTTTAACTTTAGGTTTCATAAAAGATTCAGCTGATTCTTCTACTAGAAATTTTTTAGATTCAGGATACATTTTTTGTGTAGCTTCACCACCAATATAATTACCTGTTTTATCAACAACAGGAGTGTTAAACGGATATGTTCTTTTTAGTCTCCATGCTTGTCTTAGATTGTCTATTGGAATATTTTTACCTGTTTGTTTTACAAAATCTGCATGAAACTCTTTTAAACTGCCAATGCCTCCTTTATCATCTATAAAAGATTTATATGTAGTTTTCATCATTTCAGGATCTAAGTCTAATTCTTTTCCTCTAATCAATAAATCTTGATCTACTTCAGATAATTTTGGATTGTTTGTTTCAAATTTTTTAAACATCTCTCTGTCTAATGTTTTTTGTGGAATTTTAATTTTGTCTGCAGTTGTCATTGTACCTTTACCAAACAATTTATTAATTCCAGCCATGATACCTTTACCTATAACTTTATTA